CTATCTAACACATACAATGAATATGGAGTGAATGGATGCTGACCAAGAGCAGAACCAACATTAACAGCTGTCCATGTATCTCCTTCATCATCTGAATACGCAATTTCCATAGGATTCCCTGCATCAGCAGTGCCACGAACAACAAGTAATCTACTAACAGTTTTGTCCATCTCGAAGATATCCATTGCAATGATATGTTCGTTAGCAGCAAATGGATCTGCACCGGTGGCTGTCCATGTGTCTCCTTTATCAGAAGTTTTCCACACTCTGGCAGTTTGTCCAGAACGTGCATCACCTGTTTTGTAGCCATATGTATCTTTTATGATATTATTTCCAACTCGTCTATCATAATAACGTACAACATTCAATGCCGCTGTTTCTGTAACAGTTTGGCGTGCTGCTGTTGTCGAAAAGAATCTGTATAAATTTTCTGCTGAAATTTCGTATGATTGTTCACTTCTATCTTGATCATCAGGAGTTCTGGAAGCAAGTTTTGTTAGTGTTTCTGAAGTCACACGGAAATTAGGAAGAATGAATACACGATCATAATTTGAATATACATTCTTCTTGCCTCGCGTCACCATATTTACATACAGTGCTTGAGCCAATCCAGAATCTTCTATTTCCTCTAAAAAATCTTTGAATGGCAATAAATCTGTCATCAAACTGGTTGTAACAGGACCAGGGGCAGACTGATATGAATGCACCACATCCCATTTGTTTGGTTCACCTGGATCTGGACAATATATTAAATTTAGATCACCTCTAGGACGAGAAATATCTCCAAGAGTGTGGCATCCCAAAAATTTCAGAGGTTTGTTTGGACCTTCTGACATCCATAATGCGCCTTCTCCTACGAGCATTGGCTTATTTGTATTAATTGCCATTATCGTGCCTCCAAATAGTTGTCTACAGTTTTCATGAATATGTTGTAATCAATTCCATAACTTTTCAATAACAATCCCAACACCTGGTTGGGATTTGCTTTTTGAAGATCTGACTGTGTAAAAATGCCATTATTGTAAAAATTTTTATCTATTTCTTCTGATACTATTTCTGGAGGATGTATAAATGGATATACTACATCTCCCCAAACCATACCATATGGAAGTATTAATGACAACATGTCTTCTGTAATGGTTTTGTTTGTTTGAAATGGTAATTTACCACGACGTCGTAACCCATCTTCTATCCATTCTACTATTGTGTATCCATCTCTAGAAAATATTGTTTTTATTTCCATAATCATCCAAATACAGCATCCAATATGGCAGTTTGCATCATTTCTCTGAATATTGGTTGCATTTTCTTTGCAATAATTTTGTCAAAATTTCTAGGTTTTATTCCAGGATGTTGCACATATGGAGTGACAATATGTGTATCGCCTACACTGCCAATGCCTGATTCTATTTTATTTGGGATTGTTTTGGGAATATTAGGAACAAAAAACGATAAATTCTTTGCATCGCTTTTGTTTGTATACCAACCAGCCCAAATATCGTGTGGTGGAGTGCCTTTGTCAACCCATTTGTATTTCTGATTATCTGTATAGACCATCACTTCAATTGTACCAGATCTTGGAAATGCCTTAACAACCACAAATTCTACTTCTTCCTCCCATGTACTGACAGTTTTCCTGAATTCTTTCATTACTATTCTTGCATAAGCAGACATAGCAGAAAGAATTGATAATCTCACTTTATCAATGGTAACATCTGTCCTAATCGGATGTGCATAGAATCCTATCATATTGCTCATAAATATATACCCTCAGAAAGTTAAATACAAACAGACTCTATAATTAGAGTCTGTTTTAGGCAACAATTAATTGTATACTATAATTTCAATTGTATTCCAGCAAATAAGACTTGCATCAAATCTGTTGTCTGTTCACCAAATATATATCTCATTTCAGGTATAACAGACATTTCCATGTTTTCTCCTTCTTCCTCAAATAATACATCTTCTATGTGATTGTACCTTAATAATATAATGACAATTTTATACAATAAATCTAGTGTTTTGTAATCTATATTTGTTTCATCTATCAATTTTCTACATGCATCTCTAGATTTTTTCAACCCATACAACGAAATATGATTCACAAATGTTATAACTGCATAATCTACAAGATTAATATCTATATCTGGAAATCTAGTTCTACAATATTCTATAACAAATGAAATGTCTGCAACATCTGCATCATTATCTTCTGATTCTCTTTCTACATCATCTATATTGAATATATTGTAATGTTTAGATTCTAATTTCATTGTTGTTCTGCATGTGTTATGAATAACTGTTGTAAAATACGTATGAAGTGTTGTACCTCGTTCTGGATCATATTTATTAATGGCTCCCAATAATTTAACAAATGCGTTTTGAATCATATCTTCACGATAATATGGATCATACGAAGATACAATTGCCTCTACCAAATGTTGTGAATTTTTTATTATTCTTGTTAATATTCGCCCATTATTGGTAGATTTCCATATCAACAAATCCTCAGTAACTTTAGCATTGTCAAATATCATACATCAAATTCACATAAATCTTCTATTAGATTATGCTGTACAAGAATATCAATTAATTTAAAGAATACAGAGGCATCTAGCACTGCCACTTCTAATCCAGGAGATTTTTTCATAGCAGTTTTCTTTAATATTGCTACACGAATTCTGTATTGTTCATCTTCTATTACATCATTTAATACTGTTATTGGAGGAGATTTCTTCCAATGTTTTACTTGTATAGCAAATGGTTGAGTGCCATCCAAATCTCTCCCTTGATTGCCTTCTTCTATCTGATATTCCAAATGTCTTTTAGCATTTGGAAAACCTGCAGCGCGAAACACAGCAGCTATAACATTTTCGTAGGAACTTCCTTTATTTCTCGATGTCTTACCACTCACGTGCTTGCCTCCTCTCTTTACATATTGGAAATCTAGTATCTATCAATGAAATATTTTCTAATTCTTTAAACAATCTATATACGCTTGGTTCCATGAACGAGATAAACGCATATTTCATAAGAAATATTTTCACAATAGTTTTGGAAAATGGCATCCATAAATCTGCAGCATCAGAAATGGCTTGTCTTGCACCAGTTCTATCTTGCCACAAATTCATAACTTTTACATTTCTCAATAGATTATCACTGCCAAACTCTACTATGTTACCTCCCACACGTCCAGGGACGTCTCCAGACGTTGCAGCTGTCACAATAGCTGACAGGCTACCGTATTGTAAGAATAATTTTGTAGCAGTCTTTTCTCCTATCATTCTTACACCAATTATATTATCAGATGAATCCCCTTGTAATGCACGCCAATCTAAATAAGATGATTTCTTTACAGGTATGAATGCTGATAATTTATCGTGTGTTATAAGAGTTCCACCGTCTTTGGAAGAAGGCAAAAATACAGATGTATTTTCATTTATACATTGAACCATATCTCTGTCACTAGATATAATAATACATTCTTCAGCAACGACAATTCTAGAAATTTGAGACATGATATCATCTGCCTCACTTCCATAATTCTGTATAGATAGCACTCCAAAATTTGGAAGAATATTTTGAAGTTTATTCATCTGATTTCTAAATATTTGATAATCCATCTGATCAGAAATCATTCTATTCGCTTTATACGATGGCAATAAATCAGTGCGAAATTTTGGTATCCCACCATCCCAAGCAACAACAACAGATGTTGGGGAAAATTTCCTTAAATACGATATTAAAACATATAAAAATCCATACAATACTGAAACATCTTCTCCTGCATTAGATAAAGAGAAAACGTGTTTGCAACGATGTGCTAGATTATTTCCATCTATAACAAGAATTTTATTCTTCATATCCTATTATCTTACCAATAATTTGACATTCCTGTTCACTTACCCAAAGATCTGTGCCCAAATAAAACAATTTATTGTCTTTAGACAACCAATAACCATTCTCATGTACACTCACTCTACAACAACTGGGAGTTGTCCCATATAACACTACACTGTATATTTGATCGTCCTCAACTTCATCAGTTATTTGCATAATATAATGCTGACCATTATTCAATGTCGGATACATAGAATCCCCATCAATTGTGATAGGAATGAGTGTTTCTGTGTCTATGTTTATTGGTTTTCCATTTGCAGCTCTCACACGTTTTGCCCATTCATAATATAATACATTTCTATGATTTGCATCACTTGTAGATAATTTAGGATTACAATCGTAAACAAATTTAAATCCACAACCAGGAACAGATCTATCCCAAGATCCTGTACACTCTAATACATACAAATGCTTAAATGATGTATCATAAAATCTAAACATTGTTACACCACCACAAAAATAACAGTGCATAGGATCTACTGTATGATGTTTCAACATCACTGCATTATTCATCATATTCTCCAAATAATAAATTCTCTATATCATCATAATATGTTTCAAATATATTATTCCAATCATTTGTTTTGAATTTTACAGGTGTGTCTGAATCTAAATACATAACCCAATTTCCTCCTGCACCACCTGTCACTATTTCTTCCTCTTTCAAATACTGAAAAGTCGTCTGTGCATCATCTATTCCATAACCAAAATAGATATATGCTTCAGCGTTACGAAACGGTGGAGCTACTTTATTTTTTGTTATTTCCATTCTTGTTTTATGACCAATCACATTCTTCTTAGAATCATATATCTTAGAACCTTTATTCAGCTTCAACCTAATTGATGTATAAAATTTCATTGCCCTGCCACCAAACGTATCTGATTTTTCCCCATACATCACACCAATCTTGTCACGAACTTGATTGATAAACACTGCAGCAACATTTGACTTTGATAATTTTCTTGCAAGTTTTCTCAATCCTTGTGACATGGTTCTGGCATGGATTCCCATTGTAGATGAACCAAAATCTGCTTTCAATTCAGATTCGGTAGATGTTGCTGCAATTGTATCCCAAATTATTAATAATTTATTTCCATTCTTCATTGATATATCAATTGCCCCATCTATAATCTTAAATACCTGTTCCATTGTATCTGGTTCAGTGTAAAGAATATTTTCCACATTCACACCAACTACCTCCATAATTTCTTTGGAAATGGCTGATTCAGTATCAATATATAATACTGTATAATCTTCGTCTTGTGCTGATGCAGCAATCTGTGCAGCTATCAATGATTTTCCAGTAGATTCATCACCATATATTTCCACTATCCTGGTAACAGGTATACCACCACCAGTCAGATAATCTAAAACAATACTACCTGTTGACAACCATTCATCCACATTTGCAGTTTCTGACAAAATACCAACTGCCGCATCGTCATCTTTCATTTGTTTATTTAACGTATCAGCAAATTCAGTCAGATTCATTGATAACAATTCCTGCTTCTGTTTCTTCATTTTGTAACCTTAATTTCAATAGTTCGGAAGATAATTCTAATAATTTACCATATATTGCAATTATTGCATATCTTCTTCTGGTTGTAATGGTTGGATTCATTCCAGATACACACATTTTTACCAATTTATTAAATTCATCTATAACTTCTTCATTTGTTAGATTCATTCATAATCTCCTCTGACAATCTCATCAATTCTCTCATATCTTTTCCCTTATATCCCTGATCCTTTAACCATAATTTTGTCAGTTCTTGCTCATTTAACGAAACAGCAGAATTTCCAGGTAATCTTATAGAACGTTCTTCTCTTAATCGTTCAATCCTAACAACGCACGACAAACAACCAAAACCATAATAATAATTCAGAATATTTTCGACATAAATTTGATAATCATCCTCTATTGCGATTAATATTCTAACTATTGCACCATTCAATTCTTCAGAATGTTTATCCGCCCAATCTAATGCTAAATCTGTGGGATCATATTCATCATCAGCAATTCTAACTGTTAAAAATGATCTTGATTTTATAGGAACAAATTTATAGTCTATGTAATCATCTACATTAACTTCTACAAATCCAGTATTTTTTCCTTCATCACTAAAATCCAAACGTATTAAACTGCCAGGATAAACTATTGGTGTAGAATTTCTGGTTCCCAAATCTTGAAATACGTGAATATGTCCCAATGCTATATAATCATATTCCAATTGTCTAACAACATCTAATGGAAATATTGGGTCATGACCAATAGTCATAGTCACTGCTTCTGAACCAAACACTGCACCCTCTATAGAACAATGTGATAATAATAATTTCACATCGTAAGAAGAAATTTTATCATGTAAATTATTTACACTTTCTAGAAATTCTTCTTCTGTTTCGGTTTTGTGAGGGTATGGCATCACAGAAACAACAACTCCGTTTAATGGCTCACAATTAATTGGCTTATTTCCAATATACACATTCTTACTACTCATAGAACGAAATAAATCCAATGCAGTCTTTTTATTTCTATCACCATACATATCGTGATTTCCTATTACCATCACAACAGGTGCAATTTCAGCCATCCTTATAATTCTGCTAGAAAATAAATCTATAAGTGTGGGATTTGGTGTGTTTCTATGATATGAATCTCCTGCAAACAGGACTAGATCAGGTTGACACTCTTCTACATACTTTACAACCTGATCTAGTCCATACACAACATCTAATACTCTAACAGGCATTCCTGATTCAGAATCTATAACACCTATTGTATCTATTCCTAGGTGAGTATCAGCAAAATGTATAATTTTCATCTTTTAAACAAATTTTTATACGGATCGTGTGAAAGCACATTATTCATGTCTTGCCATGTATCTATAATCATGTATTTCCTATCTGCATTAGGTGTATAAATTATTTTGTAACCATCATTTTCTATTGCAGTTTGTCTAATCCATGCCCCAACAAATATTCCTAACATGAATATAAACATTAATATAACAAGCCAACCAAGAAAAGTTAATATTTCCATTTACATAAATAGGAGGTTATCTAATTATCAGACAACCTCCTTATCCTTTAAAATTTATCTTGTTCTTCTACGAACTCTTTTACGGGTTTCTAATTTTTCAGACAATTTCTGAGGTTTCTCTTCTTCATCATCTTCTTCTTTACTATCTTTGTCTGCTTCAAAATAATCAGTAGGATATTCCTCTTCATCATCTTCTTCTAAATGACCTAATGCATCAAAATCATCCATATCTAGATCGTATTCTTTTATAATACGATCATATGGTAATACCCATAGTGATTTGCCTTCTTGCAACTCACTATCTTCTTCTGGATCATCAGATAATTCTGCCCAAGATAAATCTTTTGCCTCAGACAACCATTTCTCAACAACATCAGGATCACCTAATTTACTAGGACGAGGTTTTGGTAATACCTCGTATCTTGTTTCTTTACCTGTACCATTGCGAGTGATGGTAATATCTATGCCTTTATCTACATCATAAATTTCACCATAATCAGGATCGTTTATCAATGCTGCAATCGTTTGAGTGATTATAACTCCTGGTGTAAACACCAGGACTCCTGCTTCCTCATTACTTCTATCTATGACATTCATCCAGAATTTTTTCTGAACTCTCAATTTGCCAGCAGTTTCTTTGTCTCCATGTCTGTATAGTTGACCAACAATTTCACATATCGGACAATCTAATTCATCATCAGATATAAAATTCGGACAATATATTCTTGCCTCACCAATGACATGTGTGCCAACTGGTTGGTAGAAGAATTCCATATCTCCTACTTCAGGAAGAATACGTATTACATTAGCTCCAACTTTGGGATTAAAGTATCCTTTGGATTGAGAACCAATGCCTTGCATCTTCTCACGAAGACGTTCCAATTTACTCAATTTTTTTGTTGTTCTAGTTTTTGTTGCCATTTCAATCTCCTAAATTATTATATGTGACTGGTGGCTATTGTGTGCCTATTAGTCTATATTTAATTAACTTGGTTTATTTCTAAGTTTATTTTTTAATGTTGTTATTTGATCTTCATACATTTTTGTATTCATACCTGTCATGCCTTGTTCCATTCGTAAGAATGCCCCAACAGATTGCAGCATATTGGCTCTCATTTCTAATGATTTTGTGAGAATTTCAAAAATGGAAAATTGCTCCTCAGATATATTCAATCGTTCTTGCGCTTCGCTATAACTATCAGTTGTGATAATTTCAGATTTGATAGCAGCTTCTGTTATTTTCCAATCATTTGCTACATATTTTTCACGCCAAGCAAGATCCAATTCTGCATATATTTCATCTTTCTTCTGTTTTGCTCTGTCTCGCTTAATTTCATATTTCACCTTTGACATCCCGACAAATGCATATATGGCAGCTTGCTTCATCATATCTTCAGAAACTGTTTCTTCCTTAATGTCAAACAAATCTAACAAAGACACTTCTTTATTTCCAATTTGAATAACTTCAGCAGACAATAATGTTCGAATATCCATATCTACTCCATATTAATTTTTAATTCTATCATTGAATTTTCTCTAGACTGTTTCGTTTCTTTGTATTCTTTTTCTAATTGCATGATTCTAGTTTTTATAAAAAACCAAACCCAAATTGGACTCGTTATAGATAATAATAGAAGTTTACAATAATACCAAAAGAATTCTACAATGATTACAATTTTCTCCCACAGATCTATATAAAAGTCTATAATTTTATCTTTCATATTCTACTTCCATTTGTTTTCTTTTTTGCCACCATAATTTCTTTGCTTCGCTTTTGTTTCTTCTCATTTTTTCGGTATCTTTATGTCCTTTATTTGCATTACTAATCTTTGCTTTTGTTTCCTTAGTGTGTTTCTTCCCTAACATATTCTTATTACCCATTTTCAATTCACTCATTCTCTGTTTAGTTTTTTCAGAATACACATTTCCCTTATTGCCAGATGATTTACCAATATTTGCTTCCCTGAGTTTTCTTCTTGTTTCTTCTGAACGAACAGCTCCTGTACTATTCTTATTTCCCTTCTGCGAATCTCTCATTTTCTTTATAGAATGTTCTGAATGCTTAAACCCTAATGTACTACCTGCTGTTGGGCATAAATTATATAAAATTCCACTATTCCAATATTTATCTAGATATTGTTGTTCACATATCAATAAATCTTCTTTGTTGCATTCTTCTAGCAACACTATTTCAAAATTATCTCCTCCATACTTATTATAGGCAAATTGAAGGTGCTTATTTGTATGATAATTCTTTTCTAATGCTACAAAATGCTCTCTAATTCTATCTTCTACACTTTTGGCACTGCCAATATAGAATTTACCATTAACAAGATTAAAGATATAATATATTCCACAAATCACAATATAACTCCTTCATGGCTAAACATCTACTAACACTCCCCAATGTGATCCATAAGAACAATCTGCATTCAAAGGTGATTTCAACCATTGAAAATCTATATGAGGAAATTCTATTTTTGCAATTTCTTTTATGTTTTCCATAACATATACACATATATCTATAACTTGTTTCGTTTCATCCTTAGGACAATCTAATACAATAGAGTCGTGCACGGTGTTTACAAGCATAGATTTCAATCCTGCTTCTTTTATTCTTTTGGAAATAACAATCAATGCACATAAAAGAATATCACTTGCAGCCGATTGTACTGGCATATTTACAGCAGAACGTCTGTCTTTCGACACCATCCCCTTATCTTGTGAACCATTTGCAAGATATGGCAAATATTCTCTCCTACCAAATGGAGATTCTATATAACCGTTTTTTGACACAAAATCAACACATGTATCCATATACAATGGCACTTCAGGAAACGCATCAAAATATGCTTTTTGTGTTTCTTCTGCTAGTTCTACAGTTGGAAAATCATCAGGATACATTGAATACAATGTCCAATAATCGCCACCATACAAGAGTGTCCAATTTGTCCATTTATATCTGTATCTGATCGCTTTTTTATACTCTTTGAAATATTTTACTTCTTCTGGTGTTATACTGTACAAACTTTTTTTCTCTGATACAAGAATGCCAACCATAGAATGGAAATCCATACCAGAACGATGAATTTCTAACATAGGCTCACAATTGGCCAGTGAAGCAAATACACGAAGTTCCATACCAGAATAATCTACTGATACTAAATCATTTCCCTCTGATGCTGTAAATATATTCTTCAGAGGAAGCCATTCTAATAATGTTCCAGGTTCTTTCTCTGGAGTAGGAATATTTTGCAAATTTGGATCAGACGAACTTAGCCTTCCAGTTCTCGTACCATGCAAATTGAAATTGCTTCTAACTACACCATCATCTGATTGCCATTCATCAAATGCTGCAGGACGAAGATATTTGCTTATCATATTCGACAATAATCTGTAATATATTATATCACCAACAATTGGAATTTTATCAGCAAATTTCTTCATACCAATTAATTCTGTGGATGGTTTTCCTGTATCTGTTTTTCCTACTTCAGTTGTTGGTATTCCACAAACATTAAAATACAATACTCTCAAATGAGCAGAACTATTTGGATTAAATTCAATTATATCTCTTTGTATAGTAGACACTTTACCAGATTTCAATACATGTGTAATATATCTGCCATCTGCTTTCGCATCAATCTTATCCTCCATCAATTTTCTATCGTAAGTTTTCTGAAGCAATTTTACAGTTTTCTTAATTCTTTCATCTTGTATAAATTTATCATACAACCGTCGTTGAATTGTTCCGTATATTAGATAATATCTTTCTGCTATGTGTTTATCTATATGGATCCCATTATATTCCATTTCTGCTATAACTGTACTGACTCTACATAATACCTCATCATGGAAATATTGTTGCTTTTTAGATAATCTTGGATACAATTTGTAATACAATTCCAACGTTGCATGAGTATCCATACAAGAATATGGAAGGAGAACATTTAACGGAATATTTCCATAATTCCCTCCCCTCCCAGGATCTGCTTCTTTATTGGTTCTTTTATATTCTTCTAGTTCGTCATCATATTTATACATTCCAAGATGCAACCCTGCCAGTCTCTTCAATGAATGAATTCCCCTCCTGGAATCCAGCAAATGACTGATAAGCATTGTATCGCCAAATGTTTCAAATTTTATATCGTATCTCATAGAATGTTGCAAATCAAATTTTATATTATGCCCAACAATCCCTGGATGCTCTTTAAGCAAATTTCGTACAATTACCTCTATATTATTTAAATCCATGCCATCAAACCATGTTTCATTATGATCTAATGGAAATGCCCAAGATTTACCTCGCTTCGCAAATGACATTACAATAATTTCCTGATTATCAGAAAACGGATCTAGAGATGTTGTCTCCAAGTCGTATGAAATTATATCCGATTCTCGTAATTCATCTGCCATAGTTCTTATTTCTACAACGGTTTTTGGATAATTGTATTCATATTCGACTTCGTCTTCTAATATTCCCTCCAACATATCTGACAATTTCACAAATCCTTCTAACCATTCATCTAATATTTCAGGATTTCTGAGAATATATGCAGGATGAAACATCGGAATATACACTCTATTATTTTCTTCAACAACAACTCCATTCCATGTTGTGATGCCGGATTGATTTAATACAGCCTCTAAAGGAGAATTTCCCATCAGCAAAACATATTCAGGATCTAATTCTTCTATCTCATCCAATAAGAATTGCTTGCAATAATTTATATATTTTTTGGAAATCTTGTTATCTGGTGGACGACAACGAACAGCATTTGTATACACAACATTATCTGGATTCATGTCTAACGCACGCAACACTCTCCTTAATTCCTGTCCAGATTTCCCAACAAATGCTCTTCCTTGTAGATCTTCTTCTTCACCTGGTGCTTCACCAACAATTAGAATATCAGAACCATTCTGAATATTGCCTGGGCTCATGAATGGCGATCTGCAACCATTAAACAAACCACATTTTTGGCATGTAGGATGTTCTGGAGAAGGAATGTTAGTCATCTATAACATCGTAATTGCAATTAAATTTATTCATTGCTTCTGTGTATGATATATTACAATCTCTGGCATACACATTCTTCACCCATTCAGCAAATCCTAATGGATCCAATCTTGCCAACAAATCAACCCATTTTAATGCATACACTGCAACATCTATCAAACAATCTATCAATGTAAATGTAGACGCATTACCATCAAATCTAACCATAGCCAATTCATCTATACGATCATATTTTCTGGCAACATTTAACCAAACTCCTGACTCGCCTCGCTTCGCAAATGACATTTGATATGTCTTTTCGCGTGCTTCGTGAAATAGTTTCAATGCTTCAAATATATTATTTGTTCCCAATACATGTTCTTCTGTTGTTATGCCTAACAATTCTTTTAGATTCCTGTACATAGAACTCATACTCATATCGGACTCCTTATACTATTATATGCCACTGGTATTCTATTCTTCACATATGGAAATATGTATATATGACCAACTTGAATAGAGCCTGCCGCATATATTGGTAT